CTTCGGGAGCGTCGGTCTGAACCCACCATGCGGTCGAACTGGTCAAGCGGCTCAACACAGCAGCGCCTTCGTCCAACAACCCGATGGATTTCACGGGGTTGATGTCGTTGTTGGCGTTGCCGGTGCGGAGAACCGACTTCAACAGAACTTCAGCTTGGAAGATGTTGCCGGGAGCGACAACCAGTTGACGAGGAACCAAACGAATTTTCTTTTGGTTGTTGTCAACAGCTTGACGAACTTGAATCAACATTTGTTCCAGCGAAGTTTGCGACAACACAGCGGCGGTCGACAATTGGTTGCTGAAAGTACCGTTCACGATGGGGTGAGCGGTGTTGATCAAAGACACGCCGTCGCCGCCAACATACGAAGAGTTGAAAGCGGTGTTCAACACGTTAGCAGACAACAGTTCTTTGGTTTCAACCAAAGATTGTGCCAAGTGACGTGCATAAACTTGACCGATACGAATGTGATCGCCGTCTTCCACCAAAACTTTGGTCAAAGCGAAGGCCAAGCCATACACTTTGTACACATAGCGTTGCAGGAACAGGACGCCACCTTGTTGATAGGTCACGGGCGTACCGTCAGGCAACTGAGGTGCGGCGCCGAAACCGTACAAGACGGGTTCTTCGTGGTAGTTACGGGGAATGCCGTCTTCTTCACGGAACACACGGCTCCATTCGTCGGCACGTTGATCATAGACTCCGTCGAAGCATTCGTTAAGAATAGGTTCAACAATCGAACGGAAGTCCGTACTGCGCATTGGTGCTGCCATGATTTAGCTCCCTTTATGCAATGGCGTTCACAGTACCGAAGAACTGCGAAGCTGAGTTAACGACACGGACGACGGTGTAGGAATCACCCCACGCATTGTCCACATAGGGGGCCAGATCAACGACGCGCATTTGACCGGGTTGAGCATTACCGACAGCGGTCGAAGCACCCAAGGTAGCTTGCGACAGGCCAGTAGTGGTCGAGCCAGCAGTCACGTTGGTGAACAGGTACTCATTACCGATAGTGGTTTGAGCCATCGAGCCATCAGCTTGAATTTCATAAACGATGTTTTGATCGTTGTAGAAATAAGCAACGCAAGAACCAGCGATGTACGCGGTGTTTGCGGGCCAATAGTTAGACACACGACGACGACCAGTGGAATCAGTCCATTCCACACCAGCAAAAGCGCCAGACCAAGTGGCTTGGGTGCTGTTAGCGGTGATAGGAACGATGACGCCAGCGGAGGCGGAATAGGCTACTGGTTGACCTTTAAGAATAGCGGTCGAGTAGCCAGAGGTGATACCGCCAGCAAGCGCTTGAGCGCGATCCAAACCGGAGGGGTGGAACGCGGGGCGCAAGCCGAACGGAGCAGAGGTTGCACTCATATTAAACTCCTTGGGTTAGCCGGAAAATACCGGCATTTTGCTTGGCTGTTGATCAAAACCACCAAAACCCTCACCCTCGACTGACACCAAAGAACGACCTCGGCTGTCTCGTGCCGCACCTTGCAGTTGCTCCTGTTGGACTCGGATTTTCTCCTCCTCCTCGCGGGGCTTCTCATGATGTTGATACAACATGATGTCCTGATAGATGTCCATCGGCAGTTTGAACAGCAACATTTCGTTGCATGAGATGTAGCCAACATGCTCACCTGACTTCACTCGATAATTTTCAAAGCCGGGGAACTCTTCAGACTTAACTGGAACGTACCCTTGGCGAATCCGCTTATCAATGGAGTCGTAGCTGTTGGTTGTCGAAAGCCAGCACAAGTGCCAGCCATCTAGGTTAGGTAATTTCGGAAGCGCTGATTGCGTCCACTCCTCACTCCACATCTTGCGACGTTCCTGTGTTGAAGCGAACTTATTCTCGGGTGCTTCGCGGCTTGCGTCCTCGCTTGCGCGATCATTGCGGCCACCAGCACTGAGGGATTTCTTTAGGCGTGATTCTGTCATGTTTGTTCTCCAAGTAATTAGCGGTTACCGCCTTGGCGGTCATATCGAATGAATTCGGCGATCATCTTCTTTTTGCGCTCAGGGTTGTCCCAAGCCCCAATCTCTTTCATCGCCTTCACCCGTTCAGGTGACAGCGTGAATTGATTGCGGTTAGTACCACCATACGCAGCAGAAGCTTCACGTCCAGAACTGCCCACTACATTCCTCGGTTTACGAACAGCAGAATTGCCGTCAGATGCCCCATTGTAACGATGGGGTAAATACTTTTGCAAGCGGTTATCGAGTTCATCCCAATAATCTGGGTCAGTTGGTGTCCAACCTTCTTTAGAAAGTTCAACATCGACCTCTTTTGCGATGCGACTATCGGTGTCTGAACCGTCAACCTTGTACCAATTGTTTCGTTTCAGCCAGTCCGCAGCGTTGCGTTGCACTCGTGGATCAGGTGCGGCCGGTGCAACCGGTTGTTGGCGTGGTTGTTGGTCAATTTGACGGCGTTGGTTCTCCAATGCGTCCAAGTCCTTACGGGCTTGGTACATCATCTCTTGCGCCTCAACCATTGCTTGGCCGTCACCGCTGTTTGCGGCCTCTGCCAGCTTCATTTTGGCGTATTCAACACGCACTTGCTGGTCTTGGACGGCTTTTTCCACTCGAGAAACGAAGCCTTGGTGGCTTTCTTGTTCTACTCGTTGCAAACGCTGGTCGGCTTGAGCCAGTTTGCGTTGCATTTCTTCATTTTGGCGACGCAGAGCCTGAATTTGGGCGTCTTTTTCTTCACGGCCACGCTTGGCAAGGTCACGTTTTGCCTTGCGACGTGCTCGTTTGGCCGCCAAAACAGCTTCTGAGTCATCAGGATGGTCGGGTTCTTCGTCTTGGACGTTCCCGCCTTCGTTTTTCTCGACAGGCTCGTTTGAATTGTCATCATCGGTGACAAAATCATCCGGCAAGTCGACCACCGCGGAGCCGTCAACGCCCTCTTCGATGTCTAAATCTTGATCTTTTGGTTCGGTACTCATGTTGGCTCCTTAAACGTAAGCTTTAAACGACAGCGGGTCGTCCGTAACTTTGGCGATCAGTTCGTGATCGTTAATCGTCATGAACAAAACTGGGTCTTCGCCGTCCTCATTAGGAACTGGACGCTCCCAACGGTCGCCACCCCAGCGGGGAACGCGCACAAAGTCACCAACATTTGCCCAAGAACCCTCTGGCCATGACGCCATCGTGTCTCGGTTTTTGAACGCCAATGGGCCAATAGACACGACCTTACCGATCATGTTGTTCCATTTTTCGTTCTCTTTGGTTTCATCAACGATGATGATGAGTCCAGCCTTCTTTTTGATCCGGCGTAGTTGGACGATCACGCGGCCACCATAAGGCTGCTGCCCCGGTGCCACATCTGGGAATGCCCATGCCAGTTCAACTGGATCAGACACGCCCGCTTGCCCCTCAATCGTGGGGATTGGGTCTTTTGTATCACTCATACTAACTCCTAAAATCACCTTTGCAGGTGCGTCTTCTAAGCGCTTTATCAGCGCGGCCTCCGTCCTTTAGGGGGACGTTTCATGCCCCAGTTAAACTGGGGTCTATTCTTTGCCCTTATCCTCGTCCAGCAAATTGTCGATCTCGTCCAACACTTGTTGGAAGCCCTCGTACCTGCCCACCAGACGCTGATAAGTTTCCCAAGATTGAGCATGCCCCGAGGCTAGGGACGCGCTCAACTCGGCTTGTTGAAGCTTGATCACATGGATCAGGCGGTCAATCATTTTTGTTTCTTCAATGCGCTCAAACCGCCGTGCGACTTGCCTTGAGATTGGCTGCCGCCCTTGGGTTGCAGGCTAGTACCGTCCAGCTTTTCGCCTTGGGCCAAGCGTTTGTGCTGGGGCACGTTGATGCCCTTTTGTTCTGCTTCAGATGCCATTTGGAACTCCTTGTTGTGGCATTGCTGCCGGTTGTGGCTGTTGAGCCGATTGTAAATTCTGTTGTTGCAAATCGGCAGCGTGATTGATCGTTTCGTGCGTCAATTTTGCATTTTCTATCTGAATGCGTGTCTGGTTGTCCAGTTGATTGCGTTGTGCTTCCACTTGCAACCTTGCCTGAGCAATCTGTTGATCCGCCTTATCCTTAGCCGCCTTGCGCTGTGTCTCTGCCATGCTGGTGTCTTTGACAACTTGAGCATCTGGGGGCAATCCACCTTGAGCCGCTTGCTTGCGCTGTTGGGCTTGCTGGATGAGGCTTTGGAAGGCCGGTGCAAAGGATTGGAACACCTCTTTGGTGTCTTGCTCCACATGGGCGCCAACAACTGCATACAGTTGGTCGATGCTTGATGTCAACTTCGGATCGTCGTAGTTGTTTACAGGCTTGCCACCGCGGGACTCAGCCACATAGGCATTGCTACGGTTCAAGTACCAGAGCGTCATGTGTTGCTTCAAGTGCTCGATCACATTGTTCAGATAGTTCGGATCAGCAAACGGCGACTGGCCCAAGAAGGGATTCATCGCAAACTGCAAGTGATCTTGGATGTGAGCGATGTGATCTTGCTGCATGTAAGCGTATGCAGGTTGGCCAATGAGCATGGCGGCGTTTTCGTCCGCGGATGTGCGTTGTTCGGGCGCAGGTACGTCCTTCATGATCTCGTTGATGTCCGGCACCTTCATCTGTTTCAAGAAGCGGGTCAACACCTTAGACACGTTGAACTGGTCGGGATATTTGTCGACCAGCGCCAACACGGCTTGGTTCTGAGCCATGCGCTGAGTCTCAGAGAAGATGTGCGGATCAGACACCGGAACGATGTCGGTGTTCTTGGCGAAGTCGTCACGCTCAATATCCAAGTCGGTGACAACGTCAGCCTTGCGCATCTCGTCAAAGTGCCAGCGATTCAAACGGCACAGAATCTTCAGCACACGGGCTTGGGATTCATGCAGTCGAGCGTGAATGGCGGAGAACACCGCGGCGCCTTGTTCAATCAGCGCCTGAGTTGTGCCAACAGGAGCCTGAGAATTGACGTCAGCGACCTTTTCTTCGCTGGTGGTCACTACCCCCTTGGCGGCCGTGTCAAGCCAGCCTAGAAGCTGGAATAGCACGTCCGAAGGCGGATTGAACGGCATGGGCATCGCCACTTGACGAATGTCATTAACACCGGGTGCGCCCTCAATCTCAATCACTTGAGTTACGTCAGGTTGTGCAGATTGACCACTGATCTTGGCGCCCTTCATCTTCAGCATGGTGGCGCTGTTGTTGATGTGGGCTGTATCCAGCAAAGCGCGTAAGGCGCCAGTCAGGGCAGCGCTCAAGCCACCGATCAACTGGGGCAGGCCAATCGCATAAGCACCTCGCCACGGGATGAACTTAAACTCAACGATCCAATCCAGCTTGGTCATTGTTTCGTCTGTTTCTTCCCAGTTGCGGTACAGACCCACGACCTGATTGCTCAACTCGTCAATCATCAAAATGTACGGAGCCATCTCACCTTTGGAATACTTGTCGTCTTCAAGTTCCATGTAGGTGTAGATGTGGTAGACCTTGCGCAGACCGTCATCATTGTCCTCATACTTCTTGCCTTCGATCTTGTCGTTGGCTTTCTGAGGCTTGGTGGGGTCAATCTCCATCGTGGCGCGGGTGATGCTCACGTCACGGTACATACCAGACGCCACACGGCGGTTGAACTCCCAATGGGTGATCTCGTGCATCTCAGCCGCACGTTCTGCCGTGTAGAAGTTAGTCGCCGCAAACGGCAAGATTACTCGGTCAATCGGCAAGAACTCAACGCATGGGCGTTTCTTCTTCTCGTCATACCACAGCTTGAAGTACTGTGAGCCGCCCAAAGGCAGTTGGGTCAGCAGTTGTTCTTGCTCATCACGGAACTCTTCAATCTGTTCGGTGATCTGCCAATTCAGGAAATCACGCTTGCGCTCTGCGACCTCAAGTTTCTGGTCGTCAACCGTGCCAATGATCTTCGTGCGTACAGGGCCGTCCGGCGGGAACATCTCTTTGATCGCCCGTGCAGCGAAGTCGACGCAACCCTCAGCCATGGCAGGATGGACGACCTTAGAGGCTCCCATAAAGGTTGCACCTCCGGGGGCATCATTGCCCATACCAGTCCGACGAATACCCTCTTCATACTGCTTATCTCTTAATTCTCGTGCGTTCTTGTCGTTCTCAAGCAGGTCAATGTACCGAGCAGACAGCGGCTGCAAGTCCCAGTCGCTCATGCTCTCTGCCATGTTGGAGTAGAAGTCAGGGTTAACCTCTGGGCCGTCCTCCGGCAGCGTCACTATCGCAGAGCCATCAGGCAGTTCTTCGGTGTCAATGTCCTCTTCAGGAATGTCTACTTCCGCACTGCCGTCTTCGTTCAGTTCTGGGTCGATGTTGTCTTGCTCGTCCATCATTTGGCCTTCTTGAAGTGTTTAACGCTCATCAGTTCGTACTGCATGGCGTCAAGGTTGGGCGAAATTGTAACTTTTTCTTTGGTGATGCCATGCCCAACAGGCTTGATTGTCCCACCTTTTTTGGCTTGCTGGGGTTCGTTCTTTTTCTTATCGTGCTCAATCCATTGCTTCATCACATTGATGGCATACGCTTTGGTTGGGTAAACATCATGGATGTAATCACCCTCATGAACACTCCAGCCAACACGTTTTCCTTCATCGTCATGGTAGGGTTTTACTTCATACTTGGACGGCACACTACCGCCTCTGGCCATCCCTTGTGGCTGTTGCGGTTGCATAGCACCCATAGCACGGCCTTGAGGCGTCATCTGGAGGATGTTGCTCAACGATGTAGGCTTCGGAGCGCCGCCTTGAGGGGCTGGGCCACCTTGTGGTGGTTGACCGCCTTGTGGGGGCTGCTGTTGGCCTTGCTGGGGCTGTTGTCCGGGAGGCTGTGTAGGCCACAGTTGTTGTCCGGGCACCGCGGGTTGCATATCAATCCCACCAACGGGCAACTGGCCGGGATGTTGGCCATGGGGCAGGATGTATTCTTTTACACCCAAGCTTGGAGCTTCTTCAGCGCCAACGTCTTGCAGGGTTACATCACCACCGCCAGCAAACATAGGCAGGCCTTGTTTGGAGATGTGCTCACGCAGTTCTGGAGTGATGTGGAACTCATGCACCGGTGCATATTGTGCTGGTCGATGATATGCAGGGAATCCCGGTTCTTGGCCTTGTTGTGCAGGTTCAGTCTCAACCATTCCGGGCTGAACTTGGGCGCCAAATGGTTTTCCAATCTTGTTAAGGGCCGACGGGATCTTCTTGTCGTAGAAGTTCTTCATGCCTTCGCCGCCAATTTGAAGTGCTTGGCCCTCAAGCAAGTGCATAGACTTTTCACCGACCCGCTTTGCGGGAATAGGTTTTTGCTCCAACAATTTTTTGGCCGCTTCTTTACCGATCATGTTGCCAAGCTTATCCGGGTCAACTGTTTCGGTAGTCATTATCTTGCCATCCTTCATGGCAACTAGATTGTTTGATTCTGGAAAGTATTCGAGCCGATCTACATGCTTGCTCAAGTCATAACGACCGGCTTGCTCTTGACCGGGCGTAATGGCCACTTTGTCATAGCCATGTTTCACCGCATGGTTTAGCAAGTGCTTCAAAGCCAACTCGTGCCATGTGTCCTTGAACGGTGCATCAGGAACGCCGTGCTCCATGGTATGTTCCATATCATGAGCGTGGTTGTATAAGCGCTGAAAATCATCCGCGGCCTTGGTGGCCACGTCGTAAGGTGTGTTGGGGTCGTTGGCCAGCAATCGCGCCTTATGTGCCGCTGTATGGGCTGCGTCAACCTTGTCTTCCATGTTGTACGTCTTGTAGCCGTGCTCTTTGCCCTTTTGATGCCAGTCCGATTGAATTTCTTCAGCATGAAGGATCCTTTCGCCGTTGGGGCCAGTTCGGTCTTTCAAGCGCATGTGGGCGATGATGTTGGGCGCCTCGTAGTGATCAGAGAAAAACGGCTCTTGCTCACGGGGTGCTTTCATCTTGGGCAGCTTGGCAATCTGTTGCTGGGCTTCTTCTGGCGTCCGCGCCGCAGCGGCATACTGGCCGTGCTGGTTCAGAATGTGGTATTGGGCTGGCAACCACTTATTAGCAGGGAACTCTTTGAGTTTGTAGTGCTGCACTTCCATGGGGTCGTGCTGAAGCAGCATCTCACGGTAGTTTGATCCACCGGGCAGCGTGTACTTCTCGTACGTCTTGTCGGGATTGTGATCCTCAATGATGTGAGGTGCTGGAGCGCTGGCCAAATGTTGGGCCAGTTGCTCACGGGTAATGTCGCCTTGTAGGCCATGCAGGCCTCGGGCTTCCATCTCCGCGGGCTTCATACCGGCTTTCTGTAGGTCAGCCATGAACGCATGGGCCGGGCCAGCCTTACGGTTGACTTTAGTCAGTGCCGACTCGCCCATTGGATTAAGCGTCATGGCGGCTTGCATCTCGTCGATGGTTGGTTCTTTTACATCGCCTCCTTTGGCGTAGCCAAGTCTTTTGCGCATTGCTTCTTCGTAAGCTTTCATTTGGTCAACATACTGTTGGTCAATCGGTTCACGGATGATGTTCATCTTGGCATCGTTGAATGGCATCACGGGCTTACCAATGTTCCGTTGAACAGAGTTGTTGTATGACCGCGGCGCCAAGATTTCCATGGGCGTGATGTAGCGGGTCTTGCCAACCAACTCAGACGGGATGTCGTGGCCATAGGTTGGGTGGGGCGAAATGCTCTCACGCAGTTCACGGGTTGGGTCAAACTTGATCACGGCATTACCACCAGCGCCAGTCTCGATGTTGCGCAACTCAGGGTGACTGATCGCATAGATGATGTCGTCCAGCTTTTGCTTGCCGCCGGGGAAGTTCTTCTCCTTGCCCAACAAGCCAATGATCTTCTTGCGCATGCCAGAGTTCATCGAGCCATGCAGCATCACGTCGGCTGGGTTCTCAAAGCCGGGGAACGTAGGATAAGGAACATCTGACTTGCCAGTGGTCGTGGCCACGTTGCGCATCAGGTGGTTCAGCATCTCGATCTGCTTAGGCGACGACTCATGAGGCCGGTGGTGAGACAACACGGCGTCCAGCATGTGAACCGCATGATTAAGCGACTCAGGCGACATCTTGTGGTAGTGGCCATAGACAGCCCGCTCAGGGTTCTCTTCAGCCAAGCGCTTGACCACGTTGAACATCCCAGCACTTGCACCCAAGTCACTGGCCCAGCCAGCAGGGTGGCCGTAGGCGCCGTAGTCCTTACCGCCATACAAAGGAACTGGAGTGTCCAGCTTCTCGCCGCCGATAGCATGGAGCGTCTCACCGGCTTTAAGCATTTCTAAACCGAGGCGCTTCTTGCCCTTTGAGGGAACGACACCACCGCGGCTTGGATCACCGGGCACACCGACCGTGTAGGAGCCGAGCAGCTTCTCATAGTCGATCACAGGCACATCGGCCTTCTTGGCGCCTTTGATGGTCACGGGCAGGTTCTGCTCTCGAGCCAGTTGCTTTTGGATTTTCTTGTTTGGGTTGTCGATGCCTTCGATCTGACGAGCCATGCGCTCTGCATGAGCATTGATCTCGGCTTGGCTGAGTGATGGTGCTGGAGGGAAGTGCAAGGCCTTTTCCGAGCCGCCTTTGGCAAAATGGTTTACGTTGCCTCCTTGGGCTTTTGTTTTGGCGGCAAACGCTTTGCCTGCCTCACTTAATTCATCGCTGTGCTTTAAGTCAAAGTCTTGTCGCGCTCTTGCCAACAAATTTGATCCAATGCCTTGACGCTGCATGTTTGATTTAACGTAGGCGTTTTGAATGACGGCAGACTTGGGTGTTTCTCCGTCTGTCATGAATTGCAGCACCCCAACTGGCTCATTATTTTGGTATGACAAATATCTGTACGAATTAAACTTTGGATGCGAGTGCTTTGCCTTGGTAATCTTGAGTTCGGGCGAGTTGTGCAAAACGTGCTCTTCACCGATCATCTTTGATTGACCGGGGTGATGCAGCAGGTCGTGCTCTGGAACTCTGCCACCCTCAGCTTTGACCGGCTTCTGGTTAAGGACAGCTTGCCGCATTTCTTCAATCGTAGGTTCCACGTTGCCTCCTTGGGCTGCATGTAAATCGTTTTCGTGTGCTCGTGCTGGGTCAAACGCCGCAAAGCGTGAGCGCAGTACTTCTGGCTCTGGAAACATGTGTTGTGTTTGAATGCCGCCAAGATCAGTCATGTCATTGACTTCAAGACGGTCATATCCATGCTTAGGCAATTGCTTTAGCAATCCTCTTTGCCATGGAACCCCCAATTGTTTGGCTAAATTGTCGTTAAAAAACCCATGATTGTTTGGATGGTTTGGCTCTGTATCAGACACAGTTAATTTCTTGCCTCTAGCGACTAAAGGCATAACATTTGGCCCAGCATTACCGGGGCGTCTTTCTGACTCTGCATAAATGTCCGCAATTTCCGGGTCTTCTGTGGCGTATGTACTGTGTCGATTGCTTTTTTGAAATGCAGGAAAATCGCTTTGAGTCCCGTGATATAAAGGTTGATCCAACAAAAACCCAAGCGCTTTTGCCCGCTCGTCTGGTGTGTTGTTCTCATGCAGACCCAGCATCTTGATGGCGTTGAGTCGAGCCAGTTCCAATGCCTCAGAACGGGGATACTTGGGTTTGGTCATGCGTACCTCGGGGAGTTTTCGGCATTATGCCAAGCCACGATGACTGTGGCAAACACAATGCTCGAGTCCAGTTTAACTGGGGCTGTGGATAACTTTGCAGTCCAGTTTAACTGGATCAAGCCGCATAAGGATTACCACCTCGGCTGCGGTTGTATATTTCTGCGTCCTCAATGTCATCGCTGTCCACGCTGTCGTCTCGTGGAAAATCAATGGTGATCCAGCCTCCGTCACGCAGGTAGCGCAGGCCTTGTGAGATGCAGTCAACGAACTCGTCGTGTTCCGTCCCCTCGGGGAAGGAGCATATCTGGCTCACCATGCCCTCAGCCCATGCACGGACGTAACCCTTACGCTGGTCAGACTCGGGCACCCACACACGGCCAGCTTTGATGATGTTGGCCACAATGCTCAGGCGTTGGATCTTGTCGGCGCGGCCGGGGTTGTATGCGTGGACGGGTAGACCAGCCTGTTGCAAGTCCTGTATCAATGAGATGCCAGCCGACTTGTCCTCCACCAATAGGAGGTCGACACGTTTCTTCTCTTTGCCCTCGCCGTATACGACTTCGAACTCGTCGATTACTTTGGGGCGCAGTTGGGGGTAGGTGAGGTGGTCTTGCCAGCAGTCGATGACCATGACACACATCCCACCGTCGAGGGGCTTGAATACGCCCAGAGTAATGCAGCCAGTTGGATCGTTGTGGGTCTTGTCGCTAGTGGCACAGTCGTAAGACTGGATGATGTACTCGAACTTGGGGAAGGGCTTGTGTCCCGGCCAGAGGCGGAACCACTCGCGCTTAACAATGCCCCCTTCTTCGGGGTCGATGATTTCTGCATGGATTTCCTGCCTTCCTAAGTTCGTGCCCTCGTACTGGAGAATCTGCTTCTGGAACGATGGCGCTAAGTTCTTGATGTTGGAGTATGTCGAGGCGCGTGTGATCACCACATCATCCCCCTCGCGGCCAACCAGATCCATGATCAACGGCTTGGGCTTCGGGGTGGTGGTGACGATCACCTTCGTGCGCTTGCCCAGCCGCACCGAGAACATGATCATGTCCCACGACTCTTGCAGGTAGTCCCATGCGGCCAACTCGTCGCACCATGCGCCGTGCCACTGAGCACCCCGAAAGCGGTCAGGCTCACTCGCTGAGATGCCTTTGATCAACGACCCATTCTTGAGATACAACTCGTGCAGGCTCTTGTTGTAGCCCTCTGGCTCGACCAGTTCTTTGGGGATCACGGCCAGTAAACCAGACTCACCCTCAAAGCATGTGCCGCGGACGTCAGAACTTGTGGGCGCCGCCACCAGCCAGCGGGTGTTGGGGTTCTCCCATGCCCATTGACCGATAGTCTCGGCAGCCGTGCGTGTCTTACCTGCTCCGCGGCCAGCCAGCATCATCCAGATCGACCACCAATCGCCAGATGGCTCGACTTGGTACTTCATGGCCTTGTTCTCGTGCCAATCCATCCACCACAGCCATGCCGCCCTGTCCTCTGTGGACAGTTGCAGGAACATCTCCTGCGTCTTGGGGTCGTCTAGTACGTCCTCAACTTTCATTGGCGTCGACCTGCTTCTTCAGCTTGACAGCCTTCTTCAGTTCGTTGAACAAGTTCAAGTGGGTGTCGATCACCACCGGGGCGTTGGGGTCACCTGCATGCTCATGGCGGGCCAGCTTGGGAACGTGGTACTCCACAACCGACTGGAACATGTCGAACGCCTTCGCTGGGTTAGGCTGAACGACATACTCGCCACTCTTGGTCTTCACACCATTGGCAACTTGATCGAGCCATTCTGCGAGCCTGTGAGCGTTTCCATCGACAAATGAGGCTATGGCCTGTCTGGCCTCCGAAGTGGCCTTATTTGGGCTTCCTAGTGGTCTTCCTGCGCCTTTGTTACCTGCTGGCATAGCTATTCCTTTATTTTCGAATTGTTTATTCTTATCGGATTCCTAGCCAGTAGTTTAACTCGCCGTTTGTTTTTCTTGCAAATCTGCTGGTTTTAGTGGCGCAATGCCATATAGGCTCTCTATGTGTCTGACCAAACAGATGGCGAAGTTTGC